CTCAACAGGTGATTCTTCTGCAAATGCAAATGGAGCAGGTATTACTATTCAAGATGCAGTAGATGCTTCAACAGATGCAACTATTCTTTGGGATAACACAAATGATGAGTTTGATTTTTCACATGGTATCACTTTACCAGATAATCAAAAATTAAAATTAGGAGCAGGTTCAGATTTACAGATTTATCATAGTGGTCTTCATAGTTTTATTACTGAAAATGGTACTGGTGATTTAAGATTAAGTGCTAACAATCTTTTATTAAGAAGTGATGATACTTTTATGCAGTCTGAAGATGGTACAGTCAATAGTGCTAGATTTAATTCAACAACAGGTGTAACACTTTTTAGGGCAGGTGCAACCAAACTTGCCACAACCTCATCAGGGGTAGACGTTACAGGAACACTTACAGCAACTACACTAGCAGGAACTTTATCAACTGCTTCTCAACCTAATATAACAAGTCTTGGAACGCTTACAGGTTTAACAACTACAGGTAATATAAATCTAGGTGATGATGATAGAGTTGTATTCGGAGCAGGTTCAGACTTACAAATTTATCATACAGCAACAAATGATCACTCAATTATTGAAGAAACTGGTGGTGGTAATTTAGTTATAAGAACAAATGGCTCACACATAGAATTTGATAAAGGTTCTTCAGAATTTATGGCACGTATGTTAACAGATGGTGCAGTTGAGCTTTATCACGATAACAGTAAAAAATTTGAAACAACAAGTTCAGGAGTAGACGTTACAGGAAGAACAACTACAGATGGTCTGACTACTTCTGCATCTATAATTAGCACAAGTAATTCAAATAGTCTTGGTAGCACTACTTTTACTTCTGCTGTTTCTGGAACATCATTAAGTCTGTCAGCAAGTATTACAGCATCAGGTAATTCAAATAGTTTTGGCAACAGTTCTTTTGGAACTATCTCTAGTGGTTTTATCCATGCAAACGCAGGTACAGGAAATATAGCTGCAAAATTTGAAAGCACAGATGCAGGTTCTTTTATAAACCTTGTAGACAATAGTTCAGGAACTTTTGGAGCTTTAATTGGTGCAGAAGGAGATGATATTGTATTTAGTCCAAATAATGTAGAAGCTATGCGTATTGATGGAACTGGCGTAGGCATAGGAGCTTCAAGTCCTGCTAGTGTCTTACATGTAAAAACATCTACTGATTCTGGAGTAAGTCATGGATTAGTCATTGAAAGAAGTGCTAATACTGATAAAGGTTATTTAAACTATCAAGGTGGAGCATTTAGAATGGTTGCTACCGATGGCGATCCTTTGAAATTTGGTCATGTATCCTCTACAGATAGATTTGTGGTTGGAACTGATGGTAAAACCACATTTAATAGTGTAATTACAATACCTGCTACTGTACCATCATCTAAAGGTGGCAAAGCACTAAGATTCCCTGTGGATGCAGACGTATCTGGAACAACTGAATTAGAGTTCTTTACACCCTTATCTTCACCTGCATCTACGCTTACTGTAAACAACACCTTAGTAGCAGGAGAAATCCAAATACCTGCTGATGGAACAAATGCTACAAAAATGACAATTGGTACAAGCACTATTGGGAATCATCTTGCCATGATTGACTTTATAACAGATTCAACTTATAGCTCTAATGGTTTACGTTTAATTAGATATGATGGTGGTGCTAACTCAAATTCACAGTTAGTTAATAGAGGAACAGGAACTTTATTTATAGAAGCACAGGATGCAGGAAGTGTCATTCTCAAAACCAATGGTTCTGATGGGTTAACAATAGATAGTTCACAAACTGCTACTTTTAGTGGTATTCAAAAATTTTCTAAATCTGTTTATGGTGATTTTTCAACAGAAAACTTTTACAGAATTAAATTTCAAGATCAAGGTGGGATAACAAATGATGTAGGCATAGGACAATTCCAGAGTGGAGCTTTAGGTTTCAATGTTACACAAGGGCAAGAGTTTAGATTTAATGAAGGCACAGATGGAGTTGTTGGTGTTATAGGACCAAATGGTGTAGATGCTAGACAAGGTGGTTTTAGAATTGGTACAACCACAGTCATAGATTCCTCAAGAAACCTTACAAATATAGGAACTATCTCTAGTGGTCAAATAAATGCAACCACAAGTGGTGTAGTAGCTTCTTTTAACAGAACTGATAATGATGCAATTATTGAGCTAAAACGTTCTGGTTCTAGTAAAGGATTTATTGGAGCTAACACAAGTGGCGATATAAAGTTTTTTAACAATACTGCTGCTACAACTCTAAGTGTTAGTTCAGCAGGAAACGCCACCTTTACAGGAACTATATCTAGTGGTGCAATAACTTCATCTGGAAATGTAACAGCTACAAGTTCTTCTGGCTCAAATGCAGCTTTTGCCTTGAATTGGCAAAATAATGCAAAAGCTTTAGAAATGAGATTTGATTCATCATTTTTTATGAATATAACCACAGATGCAGCAACAAGAGATTTTATATTTAACAATAGTTCAGGTACTGAGGGGTCTGGTGATTTTAGATTTAGAACTGGTGGCACACTAACAGATAAATTTGTAATTGAAGGTAATGGAAACGCCACCTTTACAGGAACTATCATCAAGTCTTTTGATGTTGGAAACAGTATAACTCTAGGCAATGATGCTACTTTTGGAACAAGTGGAACAGGTAGATATGTAACACTTGGATTTAGTGGAACTGGTAATGGAGCAAACAGAATTTTTTCTCATAATACAGGGCAAGATGGTATTTATATTGCAGCAGCAACAGGAAAAGGTATAACTTTTAGAGGTGGTGGAGGTGGTGTAAATCATTTTGCTTTTACAAGTACTGGCACGATGCAAGTCAACAATACTACAATTTTAAATCAGTCAAGAGAGCTTGTTAATATAGGAACTATCTCTAGTGGTGCTATCACATCTACAGGTGGTTTAACAGGTAATAGAGTAAATATTACTAATTCTGTTGCACCTTATATTGTATTTACAGAAGGTTCAGATCAGGTTCATGTAGGAGTTGATGGTGGAACTTTTTGGGTAAGGCAAAACGGATTAGGTGGTGGTAATGAAATTTCAATACAATCTGATGGAACTTTTAATGTAAACCATAATTCCACCTTTGCAGGAACTATCTCTAGTGGTGCAATAACAAGTAGTGGAACAATAACATCAAGTGGTCAATTTACATCAGCATCAGGAGATGCTTCCTTTAGGAGAGCAGGTTCATCAACCGCAAGAATACGAATTGAAAGTGGCAATACTTTTTCAGATCAAAGTTTTGCAGTAAATGGCAGTATTAAAATTGGCAGTACCGCAATAGTAGATTCCTCAAGAAACCTTACAAATATAGGGACTATCTCTAGTGGTGCTATAACATCTAGTGGCAATGTAACTGTTCAATCAGGTGGTGTTTTGCAGTTACGAGCTACAGATTCTAGCGATACGGATGCTTGGCTTTTGTATCAGTATACAGATGACACCTTACGTATGAATTTTACAGGTGCAGGTGCAGATGAATTTATTTTAACCAGTTCAGGCAACGCCACCTTTACTAATAGCTCAGTATCAGGGAATACTCAACTTCATGTACACAATAATAAGTCAGGAGATGCCGCAGTACTTAAATTAGAGGGTAAAAGAAGCTCTCTTAATGATACAGGTCAATTAGTATTTGCAAATAACTCAAACCTTGTTGCAAAAATTGATGCTAGAAGTGCTGGAGATGATGGTGAATTAAGATTTTTTACAAGTCCTAGTAGTTCAGGTAGTACTCTAACACAAAGATTCCGCATAGATGCGTCTGGAAATTTTCAAATAGGAACTTCTGCAACAACAATTATAGATGCTAATAGAAATATTAGAAACTTAGCCTCATTATCAATGCATGACAACATTCTACGACTCAGAAATAATGGAGACAGCAACCACTTTCTTCAATATAAAGCTACAGGTCATTCAGGAGTGGCTATTGATGGTGCTCAATTACAAGGGCATCAAGGTGGAGAGCTAACAACAAACTTAGGTGGTAATAATTATTCGTTACGTTGGAATAATTCAGGGGATATTATTGTTAGAAATAATATACAAGCATTTGGAAACATTATTGGTAATGACATCAAAGCGGCAGGTTCAGGTGGTCTTACCCTACAAACAGACGAAGGTACAAAAAGATTAGTTATAACCGATGCAGGACGAGTAGGCATCGGAACTGCATCACCAAGTTCTAAATTACATATAGAGGATGCATCAAGTCCTGTTGTTTTAGTCAGAGACACAACAAATAATTGTACTTTGCAAATGTATGCACAAAACAGTAATGTTCACATAGGAACATCAAGTAATCATTCACTTTTCTTTGATACTAACAACACACAAAGAGTTGAACTTACAACAGCAGGTGTTTTAAATTGTGGTAATGATGTTGCTGCTTTTGGAACATTATCTGATATTACCCTTAAAGAAAATATTGAATTAATACAAAATCCACTTGATAAAGTAAAACAAATAAGAGGTGTAAACTTTTCATATAAAAAAGATGGAAGAAAATCTACAGGTCTGATTGCTCAAGAACTTGAAAAAGTTTTACCTAATGCAATATTTACTACTCACGAAATTGGTGATGATAAAGAAATCAAAGCCATAAGATATGGTAATGTAGTTGGGTTATTAGTAGAGGCCATAAAAGAACAACAAGAACAAATAGAAGAACTGAAAGCTAAATTAGAGGAGGTTGCATAATGGCTCTTGCAACAAGTGGAACTTTGTCTATTGGTGATTTTGCAGGTTCAGGTATTACACCGAGAAGATCAATAAACGAAGAATTAGGTGCATCATTAACAACCCCACAAAGTTTGGCAAGTTCAACTCTTAGAAATTTAGCAGGTGTCAGTTCTGGAACAATATCTTTTTCTGATTTTTATGGTGCTACAGCAGGTGCTAATATTCTTGATACAAATTTGACATCAACATCTACAGATGGCACATCTCAAAATCAAGCGTATGGTATTAACTTTACAACAAGTAATGTTAACCCTATTGTCAATGGTCTTGCAGATGGTGATACTATGCGAGTAACTTTTCAAAATTCATCTGGCACACAAATATTTCAATTTACATGTGATGTAACAAAATCAACAAGTGCAAGTTTTCCATTTTTTACATCTGTTCTAATTGATGGTGGTACGATTACAAATATATCTTCTACACCTTCAGGTGCAAGTGTAAACTCAAGTGATAACTCAAAAATAACATTACCATCTGGATTTTGTTCTTTTTCAGCAGGAAACTCTACAGTAAGTTTTAGTTTTTCAGCAACACAACCTTCAGCAAGTACACCTAACTTTGTAACAGGAAGCAATCAGATGACATTTACAAGATTAACAAGTAGTGGAACTGGTCCACCAAGCTCACCAACAAATAGAATTTTAGTAGATAAATTATGAGTTATACCAAACAACAAGTTGAACAATTTTTACAGGATTTGTATGATGCAAAGGAAAACAACCCAAACGCTTACTTGCCTAGTGTCTGGGAAGATGTAGAAAAACAAATAAAGGCAAAAATTAATTCTTATTAGGAGTAAGATATGGCAATAAGTAATACAGTTTCAGTTCAGAGAATTGAAGTTTACCCATTAGCAGATAGTTCTGCCGATGACACAGCAAATGCAAAACACCCAACATTGATGGTTGTATATAACAATACGCTATCAGGTACAGGTGCAGATTCAGGTCTTGATGGTTCTGTAAGCACACAGGTCAAGAACTTTTCCAAGTTTGTTGAAGATGGTGGTTCTGCTACGGATATGAGTGGAGAAGATGCTTTAGTAAAGACTGTAGCAACAGCTATCTGGTCATAAATCATGGAATCAGCAGTTGCTTTAATTACCGAGTTAGGTTTTCCAATAGCTGCAGCACTTGGTCTAGGACTTTTTGTGTGGAAGCTAATAAACAGAATTATTGATGGTATGGAGACAAAACTTGATACTGTTGATGATAAAGTCAATACATCTATTTCAGCGATGGAAGAAAGGTTAGGCACAAAACTTGATTCCCAACATGGTATTTTAGTAGCATTGATAGATAGGGTGCGTAGCTTAGATAATGAAATCATTAGACAAGATACGTTAATAAAAACTATTTTAGGAGTGCCACAGCTTATTGATAGCAACAAGATAGCAAAGGCAGATAGAGATGACCAAAGAAAAGACTAAGAAAAAAAGAGGAAGACCAAGCAAGAAAGAATTGAAGATTGCACAGGAAAATATTGAAAAAAGAGGTATTGCAATAGCAATGGGTATCATTGCTGTGTTTCTTTTTATTGGTATTCTTACTGTTAATCTACAAGCAGATCAAATCACCTTTAAATTTAAGTCTCCATCTTTTTCAGGTGTCAATACAAGTTCGCATTACTTGACGATTGAAAACCAAGAACACATGCGAAAAATGACAATCAAGGAAGAAATAAAAGCATTACAAGATGAACTTGAAAGAGATGCAGAAAACACAACTTTAGCGAGGTTCATTAGAAACCTAGAGAGTCGTATTTATGCACAGATATCAAGGCAGATTGTTGAAAACATGTTTGGGGAGACACAGTCAACAGAAGGTTCATTTGAATTAGAAGGCAATATAATTTCTTATGAGATTGTTGATGGTATGATAATACTCACAATTTTTAACTCAAATGATGGAACTACGACTGTTATTGAATTGCCTCTTGGTGATTTCTCTTTCTAGTTGTGCAGTCTTTGATATAGTCAAAGATACACGACCTGAAAGGTTTGAAAGCAAAGGACTAAATAAATACTCTATTTTTGATCTTCAGTCAAAACAACTTCTTTATGTTCAAGCACCTATAGTAAAACCAGTAGTTGCAGTTTACCCAACTGCATTTACAGATCAAACAGGCCAAAGAAAAAGTAACAGTGAGTTTGCTCTTTTTTCATCTGCAATAACACAAGCACCATATACAATATTATTAAGGTCTTTGAAACATGCATCAGGGGGCAATTTTTTTCGTGTGGTTGAAAGAATTGGATTAGATAACCTTACAAAGGAGAGACAACTCATAAGATCAACTAGAGAACAATTAGATGATAATAACGTGCTTTCACCTTTGCTTTTTGCAGGTGTGTTGCTAGAAGGTGCAGTTGTGTCGTATGATAGTAACTTGGCAACTGGTGGAGTTGGTGCAAGATATCTTGGAATCGGCTCAAGTATGCAGTATAGAGAAGATTCCGTAACTGTAAGTTTGCGTATGGTTTCAGTTGCAACAGGTGAGATACTCATTGAAGTTATGTCACAAAAAACAATTTACAGTTATGGTCAGTCAACAGACGTTTTTAAATTCATAGAGATGGGTACTGAACTTGTAGAAGTAGAAATTGGTTCTGCTTCAAATGAAAGCACTACTCTTGCATTAATGAAAGCAATAGAAGGTGCAGTTTTAGAACTTATTAATATAGGTTACGAAAGAGGGTACTGGAAATATGAATAAATTATTAAATTTAATTTTATTTTTATCATTGTCAGTTTTTGCTGATAATGAAATATATGTTGATCAATCTGGTAATTCAGCAAGTGTTGATCTTGAACAACTTGGTTCTTCCAACTTGATTGGTGGAACTTCTGCTGTTTCAGGAACAATGACTGCTTTAGACCTAGACGGTGTTTCAATGACGCTTGATATAAACCAAATAGGAAGTTCAAATGTCTTTAGATCAGATGGAATTGATGGAGATAACTTTACTGGATTTTTTGAGTTTGATGGTGATTCAAATATTATGGATATTCTGATGAACAGCACAGGATTAATAAGTGCTGATTACGTTAACCTGAATATTGATGTTACAGGTTCAAGCAATGAGTTTGATCTAGAAATTGGTGAGAGTGCTGATTCTTCTTATCTTGATCTGGATTGGATAATTCTGGGAGATAGCAACATTTTAAATTTTGATATTGATTATGAAAATGCAATCAATTATCTTGATATAAATGGAAGCTCAAATGAGATAGATTTTACAGCTAGTGGTTATTCAGGAACAACATCTGCTGATTCTGGATATTTCTACTTAGATTTAGACGGAAGTTCAAATGATATTGACATTACACAATCATCTACACTTGCAAGAGATTATCTTAAACTTATCACGAATACTTCTAATTCTTCTATTTGTATCAATCAAAACGATCAGGGTACAAGCACAGGATGTTAGTATTGGAGATGTTTCTGAACTAAGAGGCAATGCACAGATAATAAGGGAAGAACCCTTAAATGCTTTTGTAGATTTTGATATACAAAGCAATGATGAAGCCATAACATCTAATGGTCGTATGGCTATTACGTTTCTTGACGATTCTATTGTTAAACTCACTGAACATAGTCAATTATTAATTAATGAATATATTTATGACCCAAATCCTTCAAAGTCTAAAATGGCTCTTACCTTTGCTCTTGGCACGACCAGATTTATTTCTGGCAATGTAGATAAATTAAATAAAAAAAACGTAACTCTTAAAACACCAACTGCAAACATCCTAATCAGGGGAACGGATTTTACAGCAACCGTCAACGAACTTGGTGAATCTTTAATAATTCTTTTGCCTGATTCTCTTGGTTTATCAAGTGGAGAAATAGAAGTTATAACAGCAACAGGAAGTGTCATACTCAATAAACCGTTTCAAGCAACCACTGTATCTGTTTTTGAAAGTGCACCAAGTAAACCAGTTATTCTTGATTTATCTTTGGATTTGATTGATAACATTCTCATTGTTTCACCACCAGAAGAAAAGATTGTAGAAGAAGAAACTGTTTACTCAAGCAAAGGCAATTCAATTCTTGATTTTAATGATCTTGATGTTGATTACCTTGAAGAAGATTTGCTTGATAATGAGTCTGATCTGGAATTCACTGAACTTGATATTAATTATCTGGATGTAAATTTTCTTGAGGATTTGTTAGATATTCTTGATGAATTAGAAATCCAAGAAGAAGAAGATCAACTACAAGCAGATGTTGGTTCTGTTCAATTGTCTGGAACAACTTTTGGTCAAGACCTTGATACACAGATCACTACATTTATAACAGGCGAAAAATTAACGATTATAAGAAGTGTGAATAATACTGCTAGGGTTGATATTAATTCTGATGATAGTTATACAGTAATCTTAATCCAAGATGGAGTTTCAAGAACTATAAAAATAAATGGTGGAAGTAGTAGTGTTATAAGAATAAGGCAAGAGAATTAAAAAAGGGTGTATTGCTACACCCTATTTGTATTTAGTTTGTAATTTATACTCTTACTGTATCGTGCATTCTATTTAAGAATGTATTTCTAATCATAAAAGCAACATTTACATCATCATTCCAAAAATCTTTTACATGGTTTGCACCAAAGATTTCACCAGTATGTATGTCTTGTAAAGTAACATCACCTGTATTGCCTGTAGTATCTAGATCAAAACTAAACATATCGTCATCAATGTCTATAACAATGACTTCTCTAAATCTATTGTCTTTCATTTGAATTAACAATACATCAGTCCATTCAAAGTTATTAATATTAAGTTGTTCTACTTTTTTCATTTTTACCTCGTTATTTTCAAAATTCATATGTTTATAATAACAAACACACAGAAAAATACAAGGTCTATATGTAAAAAAAAACAACTTTTTTATCTGGTTTTGGAGGTGGGTGGTGCTACATTTTTGAGGTTTTGAACTTTGACACCACCCAAAATAAATGAAAAAATCTTTAATAAAGATTGACGCAAATATAACATGAAAAAATTAATATTCATAATACTTCCAATATTAATCACTCCATTACTATTACAAACAACCTTTACAGAAGTAATAAAACTTAGAACATTTGACGGTTTAGTGCACAAATATGAAGAATCTGGTTTTTTTACAATTCTTAACATTACAGAACAAGATATAGAAAATGAGGGTGGTTATCCTTTATCTAGACAAAGACTTGCAGAAATCCATATTGAACTTTTGCAAAAAGGTGCTCTTGGTGTAGGTTGGGTTCTTGCTTTTCCACAAGAAGATAGATTTGGTGGCGATCAAGATTTTGCAAATGCTCTTTGCTACGGTGGAAGTGTCATAGCAATGTATGAAGATGGGAAAGGTGTTTATCCAGAAACATCTGGAACTGTAATCATAGGCAATAATAATGTTGGTGGGATTGATTCTACAGGGGTTGTTCAAAATATAGACATTTTAAAAAACTGTTCAAATCAAGGCATAGCAATTGCACCAACAGAAGTAGATAATCTTGTAAGAAGAATACCTTTGCTTCTTAGAACACCTGATGGTTTTGTATCTGCATTTGGTACAGAAGTTATGAAGGTCTTAGCAGGTAACACTACATATATTGTAAAAACAAATGATCTGGGTATAGAAGAAATAACTGTACAAGGTCTTGCACCAGTAAAAACTGATTCTTTGGGCAGGAAATGGATATCTTGGGTAAATACAAAAGAAACTACATTGGAAGAAATGGATGTAAAAGGGCGATATGTTTTTGTTGGTTTCACTGCAACAGGCATAATGCCACAAATTGCAACACCAGTTGGATTATTAGAACCACATAAGATACAAACTGCTCTTGCAGAATCAATTTTAATACCAAACTCTCCAAGTGTTCCAGATTGGAGTTATGGTCTTGAAGTAGCTATATTTGTGCTTTTTGTAGCTCTCTCATGGCTTGTATTGACTTCTTTTGGTGTCACTTGGGGTTTAGGTATAGGTGTTTTATTGATGGTTTCTGTGGCATCTGGTGGATATACCCTTATTTACAAAGGTTATTTAGTTGATGTTACTTGGACACTAATCTCACAATTTATTACAAGTGCTTTAGCTTTTTATCTTAGATTTAGAGAACAATACAAACTACGTCAACAAATCAAGAAACAATTTGAACATTACTTAGACCCAAGACAAGTAAAAAGATTGCAACAAAACCCTGAAGTTTTAAAACTTGGTGGTGAAAAAAGATACTGCACCTTTTTGTTCACTGATGTGCGTGGTTTTACTTCTTTATCAGAAACTTTAGAACCTGAAAAAGTAACATATATTATGAACAAAGCACTCACAGTACAACAAAATGCAGTTCAGTCTAATGGTGGAATGGTTGATAAGTATATTGGCGATGCAATGATGGCCATATTCAATGCACCTCTTGATTTAAGACATCATGAAACAAAAGCACTTGCATGTGCAATAGACATTCAAAACGGAATGAAAGAACTTAATAAAGAACTACAATCCAAAGACATTGCTCCTGTGCAAATAGGAATAGGCATAAATACAGGATATGCGATTGTAGGCAATATGGGTTCAGAACAACGGTTTGACTACACAGCAATTGGTGATGCAGTTAACGTTGCAGCAAGGCTTGAAAGTGGGACAAAAGATGCAGGTGTTGATCTTCTCATTGGTCAAACAACTGAAAATGCTATAGAATTTGATTTAATACCTTTAAAACCGATAAAGGCAAAAGGTAAAAAAGAAAAATTACAGGTGTATACATGGGACTCAAGCTCAATCTAATTCTAGGTGGATTATTGTTTTCAAGCATAGCAGGTTCAGCTTGGTATATAGACCGACTTCAAGACAACATATCCACACTCAAAGCTAATGCTCAAATCTTACAAACACAAATAGCAGAGCAAAACGCCAAGATAAAACAAAATTTAGAAAAGCAACAAAAAACCCAAGAACAAATAAATACACTTACAGCAAAAAATCAAGAAGCACAAAGAGAGGTCAATAAACTAAAGAACACTTTTGCAAAACATAATCTTGATAATCTTGCACTTGCCAAACCTAAACTTATAGAAAACATAGTCAACAAAGGAACTAAGAAAGTCAAAGACGAACTTATTGCACTTACAAACCCCAATCAATTTGATGAAACAGATGAAGACAATAATTCATAGTTTTTTTGTTATAGCTCTAACAGGATGCACTTCGTTCCCCTTAATACAAAGTAAACCTGTTGAAGTTGTAACAATCGCAGAGCCGATGCCAATGTATCATCCTCCACTTCCGATGGAAGTTCAACTTGTGGATATTGATTGGGAAATATTGACTCCAGAACTAATGCAAGAATATCTCAATCAGATTGACAATGGCTCTGCACCTGAAACTGCTTATTATTCTTTAACATCTAAAGATTATGAAAACCTATCAATGAACATGGCAGAAGTTAAAAGGTATATAAGAGATACACTTTCAATAATAGAGTTCTATAGAGAATATGATGATGATAAAAATTCGTCAGAAGAAGAATAATCTGCTAGACTTTAGACTTTCAATATAGAGGAGGACGATATGTTGGGAATGATAGGAGAATGGTTGGGAATAGTAACAGGAGTTGTATGTGCCGCATCAATAGTCTGTGCTTTAACGCCAACACCAAAGGATGATCAAATGATCGGAAAACTATATAAATTAATTGAGATGCTTGCTCTTAACATAGGTAAAGCAAAACAATAATTAATATATGTCATCAACAGTTGAGCCATTTGTTTATAACGCTATCTTAGAAAAGGTTATTGATGGTGATACGATTGATGTTACTCTGGATTTGGGATTCAATGTATTTCTAAAAAAACAACGCTGCAGGTTGGCAGGAATAGACACTCCTGAATCCAGAACTAGAGACCTAGCTGAAAAAAAACTAGGTCTTGAAGCAAAAGCAAGACTAACAGAATTATGTGGAGAAACTCTCAAAATCAAATCTCTTGGTCGTGGCAAATTCGGAAGAATTCTTGCTATTCCATATACAGAAAAGAATGAAGATATTTGCAAACTGCTTATTGAAGAAGGTCATGCAGTTGAATATTGGGGCGGCAAAAAAACAAAAACTTGGGGGGATTATTAAAATGAATATATCGCAAGAGGGCATAGCTCTTATCAAAAAATTTGAAGGTTGTCCTATTGATGAAGATGGAAATGCAGTTAGTTATAGGTGTGCAGCTAACAAAAAAACTATTGGTTACGGTTCTTTAAAACTAAAAAATGGTTCACCTGTAAAAGACAATATGTCTATAACAATGCAAGAGGCAGAAGAATTACTCAAACATGAATTAAAAACATACGAAAAATATGTATCAAATTATGTTGATGTTCCTCTTGAACAAAATCAATTTGATGCTCTTGTTTGTTGGACATTCAATGTAGGAGGCAACGCTCTTGCATCATCAACGCTTCTTAAAGTGTTGAATAATGGTGTATATGAAGAAGTTCCACACCAGTTAAAACGTTGGAATAAAGCAGGTGGTAAAGTATTAGAAGGTCTTATACGAAGACGTGATGCTGAGGCATTGTTATTTGAGGGGAAGGAGTGGCATCATATATAAATGCCGTTAAGCAAAACACAAACTAAAAGATTGGGTGGCATACTTGCAATTATGTTCAAAGATCATATTCCAGATGCAAACTTATCGGAACTTATAAATCAAGATTTTGTAAAACTGCAAAACAATGAATATGTATTAACACCAAGAGGTCTAGATGAAAAAAATAGATTGTGTACTCTTGCAGGTCTTAATATTGTTTATGCAAGTGAAAAATCAAAAGAAGTCTCTAAAAAGTAGATAACTCATACTAAAAAAAATACTTCCACCAAGTACATAAAGATACATACTAAAAATATCTGCTAGGAATTGCATACGTGTGTAGAAATATCTTTAAATGAAACATCTTCACCACATTTAGAGCAATATACTCTTATTTTTTTTCTTTTATCTGAATACTCTGTTTTGACTATGCCACCTTTGAAAACAGTTTTAATATACTCATTTCTTGCTTCATACCATGCAATCTTTTTGTTTTCTTCTTCCTGTTCAAGTTTTAGTCTTTGTGCAATCACTCTATCTGTATATTGTGTCATTTCTCTTTTTCCTGTTGGTCTTTGATTAACTTGTTAACATGCTTATCTGCATTTAAAACTGGTTGCATTGCCCATTTTAATATTTCATCTTCCCATAAATGATTACAGTCAATACAATAAAATTCACCAGTGTTTCTGGCATATCCCCAATTTGTAGAATGACAAACTTGGCATCTTGTACCTCTAATTCTTTTGAATTGTCTTTCTCTTAGTTTCTTAAGACGTATTGCTTCCTTATTGTGGTTCATGCTCAAACTCCTCAACTCTATTGAATTCCATAAAATAATTTTGTATCAATCTGCTAATTCTTGGGTTTATAACAGCATGATTGTTTTCAAATCTAGCAATCATTGATCTATTTGGTTTGCCATTTGAAATGTAACCAAGATAACTTGCTAACTCAGATTGTGTAACATCATACTCTGAACGTAGTTTTTTTAATTCATCACCAGTCATAATTCTATCCAACATAATTTTCTCCTTTAATTCAATTTGGAATTATTCCATCCAACATTTTCTTCAATTAATATCTTGTTGATCTTTTCCATATCCTCAACAATCTTTTTATTTTCTGCTTTCAATTCTGCAATCAATAAGATATTTTCATTACAACCATAACAGGTGTCATGTACTTTTGTTTCTGTGTGTTTTCCATTTACTTTTGATTTACTTACAATTGGTTTTTTATATCTATTTAAGTATTCAAGTTGTTTTTGTTTGTGTACTGCAAGTTCAACATCAGTCATTGGTCTTTCATACCACATTCTAAAATTAAATTGGTCTTTTCTTGGACCAGTATAATTTTTTCTTGAAGTCATAACCATACCTTCATCTTTACCTGCTCTTAAATATTGTTGAACAGCTGATATATTTTTTACAATGAATGAATCACCAACTTCTAATTTTACTAATTCTTTTCTTTGTTCTTCACGTATAGCTCTTTTGTGCTTACTAGGTAAAGGTATATTTTTTTCAATCTTTATCATATAAATCCCTCAAAGTGTATGGCACTGCATTTTGAGTTTGGAGGTACAGTGCCACACGATCACTACTTCTGCTTAGTGAATTGTTGGTTTCTTACCATATTTCATAACGTAGCATAGAAGCTCCCAATCATCTTGATCAAGTTCATCTTCCATTTCTTGAAAGGTGCAATACATCAAATCTAGATTGCAATACTTCCTTTGTAAATCTTCTATTAGTTCTAATAATACTGTATTCATTAAATACTCTTCATATGTTCAACCCATGCCTTTTCTTCTTTAGGAACTTCATTGTCATTGTCATTTGCACATTCTTGTTCCCATGCCCAAACCTCCATTGGTTTAGGCCTTTCTCTCCATGTATGAGTCATAGTTTCCTCCATGTGTGAGTCATAGTTTCCCAATCGGTATCTAAATCCCAACCCTTGTGGAACAACGCACATTCCATAGCTTCTGTAAGGAACATAATTTCTTGTTTCCCATGCTCAGTAAGAGTGTTAAGATCAACAGTAAGGTTTTCATTAACCCACTTTTTAAGGGTTTCAGTTTTGAAGCCTTTGAAAGATTCTATTGCTTCTGTAAGGTCTCTATTATTTGACATTTTTTCTCCTTTTTCAAAATTCATATGTTTATAATAGCAAACTTGTTTACAATTGCAACCCTCTAGGACAAAAAAAAGCAATTTTTTTTAGAAGGGTAAATCGTCATCTTCAAGGTCTTTATTCTCATACAACTCTTTTGCATACTCTTGACCTGCTGTTTCTTTCATACCGTAATGTTTGAAAAATTTGAATTCATCACCAAACTTTGTATGTAACTCCTGATGGTGAAACATACATAATGGAATGACTTGATCATCACCTGCTTTTAGACCCCATCCACGTTTACCATCAGATGGTTTCAATAAATGGTGTACCTGAATCGGTCCTTTATGTGTGTAAAACCCTGCTTTTGAGATCATGCAGGGTTTTTTTGATACTTTTAGTAAATGCTCTTTATTAACTAATCTTTTTGCCATTTCAGTACGTAATCATAACTTTCTGAATCATATTCCAGATCAAGTATATCAACAATTGCGTGTACTGTTCTATCTATGTTTTTGACATCTGACATCCAAAGATCATTGCACTCCATGATACAGTTATGTGTCCTTCTGAGATCATTACATAACTCAACCAAGCCAAGAAGTTTTTCTCTTGGTATCTGTATTGAATATTGCGTATCTGTAAGTGCACTATCAGTTGGTGTAACTTTATTCTTGCTTACTAACTTGATTTTTTTATTACTCATTGCGTTCTCCTAAAATGGAAGTGGATCATCATTTTCATTTGCAACACTTTCTTCAACCTTTACAAGTTGGAATGCAGTGAATGGTGTTCCATCTTTGTTGCTTTCTCTTTTTCGTCCATAGAATTTGTAACGTTCACCATCAATAGTCACGCCACCACTTATATCAGGACTGTCTTTGTCTATCTTATTATTATTAACAAATATAAGACCAACTGACATTGCAAGTTCAAGTTTTTTTTCACCCTTGTTGTTTTCACTTTCAATAATACTAAGATATCGCATTTCATCTTTTGTATCATTTGGAGTGGCTTTTTTCCACAACACACTACCTTTTCTAATTATTTGGGCATTACCATCAATGTGTAATGTTCCCTCTTTCTCTTTCTTTTCCCATTCAGACATTTTTACTCCTAGTAATAATCAATTTATATTTCCATAAATTACTTTTTTGATATGATCTTTTCTTTTCTAAGACTTCACAATCTAAAGGCAATTTATATTTTTCCCTATACTCTTGTTTTCTAAAATCACGCATTCCTGCAGTCAATCCACTTTCACTACATGATTTTTGAAAGTTGTTGGCAATGAAGTATTTAAGTTCTTGTGGCGTCCACCAATGACCTCTAGACATCGCCATATAGATACAATCATGCATTGTTGGTTTTCTTTTACTCACTGGTTTTACCTTCATACAGTTCAATCAATCTAGCATAAGAATCTTTGACCTCACCATCACTATCTTCATGTGCTTGATGAATTGTTTCTTTATTAAGTTTGTAGATTTTCTTTGTCATAACGTTGTTGTTATCCTTCAACATCCTTCCACAATCTTTCAGGTATTCCTCTACACTATCACGTGATAAAACTACTTTACCACCATGACCAATCATCTTGTATTTACCTTTATCTCTTTGCATGGCATTTTCACCATCATCATCAGATGAACCTATTCCACATGCCATTGATAAAGAATATCTACGTGCATAAGTCAAAGCACTTCCAAATGCTTGTGGATCATGCTTATCAGCAGGTACAAAAACCATACCTGCACTTAGTTGTGAATCATGTCCATAAAAAACGGTTTCACAAACTGCACCATGTTCATTCAAACTACTGTTTTGTTGAAAGTAAATACCGTTATTGTTTAAGGGTTCTTTCACAGTATTTATTACTTGCTCCAAAGTTGCATAACCACTTTTAAAATATGGATTTGTTCCATCTTTGGTTGCGTGTACTATTTCCTGTTGTGCTTTTAACAAAGCTTGTATTAAGTTATTCATAATCAATTCCTCAATTTTTCATATCAAATAATATTTGTGCACCTTTTATTTCGGTTGCACTCCATTGATTCATAAAGTCTTCATTTGAAATGTCTGGTTCAAGACAAGACATTGCACAAACCTCATGAATATCACTAGAAAATGAAAGCAGTTGCCACATCTTCATTGCAATTCTTCTAATGTTTTTTACATAAACTTCTGTATCCTCTATCTTATAGCTTATCAACTCTCTCTTATGCTTTGTAACATAAACATAATCAACATGTGGTGTTTTGCTTGTGGCAAGAGAATAAACTGTTAACTGGTTTAAATAATCTGTTTTAACTTCTTTTGGTTGTATACCTGTTGTTTTAAGATCACGTACATAATCATCATATAAGTAATCACATATTCCTTTCAGTGGTATAGGAAGATCAAGATACACTTCAACCCATTTCTGTATGGCAGTTGGTTTACCGAACTTTCTGTAAAGTGGTATAACTTTGTCTAAGACTTCAGGAAGTGTCATTTGTTTTTCCATACACTTTGCAAAGTCATAATCTGCTTTATGTTCTTCAATACTTTTATAAATCTTGTCATACTCACGTAGAGCCGAGTCTATGCATTCTTGGATAGGTGCTGTTGTCATTACACCCATATTGATACCCTGCTCTACAGCAATCCCATACGTCATAGCAGGTGAAAATATTTTTTCTCTATAACCTGCAATATTGACAAGCCATTTAGCAGGATTTTTTCTGAATTTATTAAGAGCAGATGGACTGATATATTCAATCCCATATTGCTCAAATGCTTTGTTATTTCTTTTCATATCAAATTTCAATAGAAGGAGTGTAGCACATATTGGGTGATTTGCAAAATTATGATAGACTAGATTTATGAAACTTTCAGAATGGTTAAAAAAAGAAGGTCTAACACATGAAGATTTTGTTACCTATCTTAAACAAAACGATACACTTGTAAGCAAGGGTGCTATTGATAAATGGTGTAATGGTCAAAGAATACCAAGAAAACCAGAAATGCAAAAAATAACTATTGCAACAGGCGGAGAAGTTTGCCCAAACGATTTTTATGATTTGTAGGACTTGCATTTTTGTCCAACATAACCCAAAATGTCTGGATGTCTATTCAAGCTCTTTCATGGTGTATAACTAAACAGATACCAAACCCAACATCAAAACTAGTGTTGATGATCCTTTGCAACTATGCAAACGAAAACAATCAAAGTTACCCAAGTGAAAAACATTTGGGAAAAATTGTTGGTGTTTCTGATAGATCAATTAGAAGGTGTATTAAGCAATTATCAGAACTTGGTTTGTTGGTTGTTGAACAAAGGATAGGAACTAGCAACCTATATACAATAAATATGGGTACGGACACTGATGTCCAGACCGTTAGGACGTCCATGACCAATAATACTAAAGTAGATACTAAAGTTAATAATAAAGAAACAAAGGACAAGTATGACCAAGACTTTTTAGATTTTTGGGACGTATATCCACGCAAGGTTAACAAATCACATACATACACTAAATGGTTAAATGTTGTAAAAAAATATCAAAAAAAGAAATTACTAGTTTGTACAATTAGATTTGCAAATGAAACAAAGAACAACAGGACTGAAGAAAAATTTATACCACACCCATCAACGTGGTTAAATCAAAAAAGATATGAAGACTATGAAAACCAAGACATAACAGTTAAAAAAAGATCATTAAATAACTTAGCGGGGTAAATATGAATATTGAAAATGAATTAAGAAAAAAAGGAATACAACCTAGAAATACAGATGTTGGTACGCAAAAGATTAAGTGTCCAAGTTGTCAACCACACAACCACAACCCAAATGACAATCCATTAGCTTTAACAATTGAATCTACAGGGAATTGTGTTTGGTTTTGTCACCATTGTGAATACACTGGTGGTTTTAATGTAAGTACTGGTTGGAAAGCACAGACAAAGATCAACAGACCTGAAAAAATATATGTACCACCAGTTGTACCAAAAGAACCAAGTAAATCATCAAAACTGTATAGTTACTTTGCAAAACGTTGTATTAGTAAAGAAACAGTTGATGAAATGGGCATATATGCAGAAGGAAAAAATGATTATTGGTATGCTTTTCCTTACTACAACCTTAACAATGACATTGTAAATGTTAAGTACAGGAGTGAAGATAAAAAATTCAAACAATCACCAAATGCAAAAAAATGTTTATATAACTACAACAATATACATGGTGAGGATACTATTATATTTGTTGAGGGTGAGATTGACGTATTGTCATTATATGAGATAGGTTACACAAATGTGACAACATTGCCTGATGGTGCACCAAAGAATGCAAATCTTAAAGAAGATGATAAAAGGTTTGTAGGATTAAAGAACAGTAATCTAAAAGCTAAGAAAGTAATACTATTCGTAGATGATGATTCTGCAGGTAAAAGTTTACATAAAGAATTATTACATAGATTTGGTAAGGATATCTGTTGGTATGTTGAAAGACCAAGTGATTGTAAAGATGCAAATGATGTTTTGGTAAAACATGGTGAAGATAGATTAAGACAAGTGATTACAAATGCAGTTCCATACCCTGTAGATGGATTGTACAAAAGTGGCGATTATACAGGAGCAGTGCTTGATCTTTATAATGGCAATTATGTTAAACCAATAGAGATTGGATATAGCAACTTGGATAGAATCTACAAAATAATGAAGGGAACGTTTCACACTGTTACTGGTATTCCCAATCATGGGAAGTCTTATTTCTTAGATATGATTTTAATTAAATTAGCAAAAACACATGGTTGGAAATTTGCCTTGTTTTCACCAGAACACAGTACTCAAATGCATTTACGTAGAATGGTACAGATGATCAATGAAAAACCATTTGACATTGGTGATGAAAATAGAATGTCAACAAATGAATTAAAAAGTGCAATGCAGTTTCTTGATGAACATTTTTACTTTATTGAAACCAAAGAAGAAGTTCCAAGTATTGACAAGATATTGGAGATCAGTAAAGGAGCAATTCTAAAACATGGGTGTAATGGTGTTATTGTTGATCCATACAATGAAGTGAGTGCAGTGCGTTCAGGTGGTAAAAGAGAAGATGAACATATAAGAGATTTCATTTCTAAATGTAAAAGGTTTGCAAGATTGCATGAAATTGTTTTTTGGGTTGTTGCTCACCCAACCAAATTGCAGAAAATGGGTGATGGTGGATACACACCACCAACTGCTTACGATATAAGTGGTGCTAGTCATTGGAATAACCAAAGTGATGTGATATTAACTGTGCATAGAGATTTTGATGATAATACTAGTGAGGTAATTACTAGGAAGATACGAGAACAAGATTTATATGGAAAAATTGGTTCTGCAAAATTTAAGTTTAACAATGAAAAACGTATATTTGAACAGTTTGATACCTTTTATGATGATGTCATTCAACCTCCACATTGGTCTTAAAATGTTCTTATTTACGATACCTAGACCCTTAACCAGTGTCTAAGATGTTCATAGACGGCTTGTCAGACACCTAATTTTTGTCTAAAATCACCCAATATGGATATTTTGTATAAAAAGACTGATGAAGTAGTTCCATACTTTCAAAATCCAAGAGTTATCTCAGAAACAGCAATCAATGAAGTTGCTAAGTCTATCAAGCAACATGGTTTTCAACAATGTATTGTAATAGATGAAAATAATGTTGTAGTTGCAGGTCACACAAGATTACTTGCAGCAAAACAACTAGGTATGGAAGAAGTTCCATGCAAAATTTATAAAGATAGTGAAGATCAAATAAATGCATATCGGTTAGCTGATAACAAAGTTGGTGAATTAACCACTTGGGAAGATAAAACTTTACAGATAGAACTTGATAAACTCACTGGCATGGAGGTTGCAGGTTTCCAACCAGAACAAATGGATTTTGTACAGTTTGATGATTCACAAAGCAATGTAGATATTGAAGAACCACAAGCAGGATATCATGCAAGTGATCTCACACAATTAGTACCGATTACTTTTTATCTTGATAGAGAAGATAGAGAAGAAATAATGGAAAAACTTGAAAAGGTCAGAGATAATGAAAACTTACAAACAAAGAGCAATGCTCTTTTATTTATTATGAGAAAACTATGATATTAATACCAAACCCAAAACATGCAGAAGAAATAGATCAGGTAAATACAATGTATCCGACAAAAATGATTTCAATACAGGATGATTATGAACTAGAACCAACAATCGGTAATTTATATGGTTTTGTAACAGAAGGTTCATATCTAATTAAGTCAGATGACAGAGAGTGGTTAGCAGGTGCAGGTGATTTCTTCAGTATAAAGACTGATACAAAAGATAAAACTACTGCAAAAAAACTTTCATCTAGGGGACAAATGTTTTGGATTCTTCGTTATGGATTTCAGGGCATAAACATGCTTGGTCAATCAGAAGATCATGGAAGACTTTCATATATTGATGGTTGTACTGATAGTTTATTGATTATGCCACCTAGACTTGGTGATCCATGTTTAAATTATTTACACTTCCCAATGGGCATAGATCAAACACAACATTTACATCCAAGTATTAGGATGGGCATTGTTATTGGTGGCAAAGGTGAAGCATTTCAAAAACCTGATGGAAAAAGAACAGGTTGGGAAGAAGATTTATCAAAAGGCATGATGTTTTGTTTAGAAGAAGGAGAAGTACATTCATTTAGAACTTCAGAAAACTTTATGGACATCATTGCTTATCATCCAGATTCAGACTTTGGACCAACAGATACAAACCACCCCATGCTTAACAGAACTTACATAGATCACGGAAAAGGCTAATTTTGGGGGGTCTAAAGGTATTAACCACCTTCTAAAAATGCAATAGAGGGCATGTCAGAGGACGAAAAATGAGCCAAGTATTCAAAAAAAAGGATATAGACAAAGATGTCTATACTTTAGCAATAGAAAGAATTAATAGAACGTATGACATTTTTGATAATGTTGTTGTTATGTTTAGTGGTGGAAAAGATTCAACTGTATGTCTTAACTTAGCTTTACAAGTAGCAAAGGAAAGAAACAAATTACCTTTGCATGTTTATTTCTTTGATGAAGAAGCAATCCCATATGAAACAATTGATTATGTAACAAGAGTTGCAGACCTTCCAGAAGTAAAAATGAACTGGTTGTGTTTACCAGTAAAACACAGAAATGGATGTAGTCGCAATCACCCATTCTGGTATCCTTGGGCACCAGAAGATCAAGACAAGTGGACAAGACCATATCCAACACATGAATCTGTGCTTGGTCTTGATGATTTTCCAATATTTCCAAGAAAAAAAGAAGAAAGACCATCAGTTCCAGAATGTAATGGTCTGTTATTTACACCACAGGAGTGGGGTGAGGTTGGTGTAATTATGGGAATAAGATCAGAAGAAAGTTTAATGAGGTACAGAACAATACTACAAACAAGTGGCAAAAGGTATGAAGATTATATGATAAACCTAAAATCAAAAACTGCATTAGCAAATGTTGTTAAGGTTTGCCCCATCTATGATATGAAGACAGTAGATGTTTGGACTGCACCACAAAAGTTTGGTTGGGATTACAACATTACCTATGACATATTAGAAAAGCTAGGGCTGACTCACTTACAGCAAAGATGTGCACCTCCATATGGTGAAGAGCCAATGCGTGGTCTTTGGCAATATTCAATAGCTTTCCCAGATTTGTGGGATAAAATGCAAAGCAGAGTGCCAGGAAGTGCAACTGCAGCAAGATACGCCAATACAGAACTTTATGCTTTTGGTGGATTACCAGATAAACCAAAAGATACATCATGGCCTGAATTTATCCAATATTTTTTAGACAAACACCCTGAACCACATAAATCAAAAATAGCAAAAGTTATAAACGATTTTATACGTGTACATAATAAAAAAACATCTGATCCAATATTGTCAACACACCACCATGAAAGTGGTATTGGTTGGAAGTTTCTTCTTCGTATTGCAATGCGTGGAGATTTCAAAGGCAGAAAGATTCCGAACTTTACAGCAGATAATGAAAAGTATTTACAAAGTAAAAAAGCATATGAGGAGGAAAGATATGGTAAAAAAAGGTAAAGACAATCAACCTATAAATCAAATGCAATGGGTTAAAAGATCAAAGCTAAAGGCAAATGACTACAATCCTAATAGGGTTGCACCAACTGAATTAGAACTTTTAAAAACATCAATCAAACTTTGTGGGTGGACACAACCAATTGTTATTCGTAAGTCATTTGAAATAGTAGATGGTTTTCATAGGTGGACTGTATCTGCTGATTCAGATATTGCTGAATTAACAGATGGTTTTGTGCCTGTGGTTTTTTTAGAAGATGCAGTTGATGAAGCACAACAAATTGCTGCAACAATCATTCATAATAGAGCACGTGGTAATCATGGAATAATTCCTATGACTGATATTGTCCGTAAAATGAAAGATAAACATAATTACACAGATGAAGAACTCATAAACATTCTAGGCATGGAACAAGAGGAAGTAGATAGGTTATATGATTACCGTCCTATGACTGAAAAAGGGAGTCAAGAGGAATTTTCTAAGGGTTGGGTGCCTGATACAGGAAAAAGGGAATTTGATTAAATACTGATTATTTTGTCTAAAATACCTAAAAACCACCCTCTGAGGTGTCCTCTATTGAATTTTGTGAGGGTGGTTAATGGTTTAGGTATAGGTAAAATGACTGTTATCTCCAACTCTTAGATTCATAAGAACCAAAAGAATGGTTGTCTTCTGCATGAAGTAATGCATCCCATAAGTAGTCTGTATCTAATTCATTTGCAATGTACCCTTGCAGAATACAATCAAAGTATGATTTCATAGGTTCACCATATTCACTTCTGTTCATTGTGTAGAACATAACATCAGCTGTTTTTCCAAAATCATGTGCTAGTTGTCCAGTCATTTTGATAGTGAAATATTCTTTTCTGTATAGTATTGGAAACCCTTCAAAGATATCCAGTGCATGTTCACACTTATTTGTAATATCCCAAAGAACACCTTCAACGCTTGAACCTTTGTGATACTCAATATCTGCAACACCTTTGAAAACTAATCTGTAATCTTGCAAAGTAAATTTCACAATCTTCTTAGCATTAGGGCATCTTCCCTTCATGTTTTCTAAATTAAGATTGGCACCGTAGGCAAAGTAAAACATAGTTACACCACCTTCTGTTGAATCAAACCATGTAACTCTAGGTCATCAACAAATGAATCTGGTGAATCATTGGAAACGTTCCAACCAAACTGTGTGTGTATTCTTTTGCATGTAGAAACCATCCACTGTTGGAAAGTATCACTGGGTGCAAGAGATAACTCATACAATGCAAATGCAATGTCCTGTTTTGTCTTACCACGCAGAATACCTCCACCTTTTACAACATACTCTAACTTGTGCATAACTGTCTCCTTCTTTTAATAAAGTATTTTCTAACATCATTGTCAACCAATGAATTCTTGACCTTTGATAAACCCTTCAACATAAGTGCAATTTTATCTGTGTAATCCAATCTGTTGTCATCTTCTTTCACTTTGATTGCTCTATGTTGATCTGCTGCTTGACACATTGTTAAACAAAACTTTAACCAGTTCATAATCTTTTCTACATCAGTTGTACCACTGTGGTGTCTAAACTCTACAGTTCCGTGTTTCCAGAAAGACTTGATGTTTAGTTTTGTATATCTAGTTCTTAACAAACTTGAAATTTGTCTAGCTGATCTACAATCATCAATTGCTTCAAATGATTGTTTCAATCTAGTGATCCCAAGTACTGGAATACAATACTCATTGTTTCTTCCTCTTCTAGAATTTGGCATTACAGAATCAATTGCACTTTCAAACTTTATGTAACGCTTGAAAAGGTTTCTGAATTCTTTGATCTTCCAATCTGAAACACCAACATGAACATGTAACCCACATGATTTGTTAACTCTTGAACCAATCTTTTCAAGTG